AACTGACCGTCACATCCGTTAAATAATGTGTTTTTCCACTTACGGCTGCGAATGTTACCTTTGCTAAGGTCCCATGGGTATGTGTTCCTTGTTGTGGATCCCCTCTTTGTAGTTTATTTAACATTTTTATTTATCGTATACCTCTTGCCTTTTTTAGCCCAATCGACGAGAGTGTATGCTTCTTTTAATTTATAATCTGCCTTTTTCATCATCTTCTCTACTCTAACTTCCCTTTGTGTGATGTCTTTATCCTTTAAACCTAATACTTTCTCGAACCCTTGTAACTCTATATATTTTTCTCCTATGAATTTCTCTACCTTTTTTGTTTTCTCTCCTACGAGAACAATCGAATCCATCATCTTATCGGCACGATCAACAGTAGAATTCAGGCCTTTAGTGAACTTTTCGAATCTCTCTTTGTAATCTTTAATTTGGTTAGTTATTTTACTCACTACCGAATCAAAGACTTTTTCTGCAGATTCTATTTGTTTATCAATGTTGACTAATAAGGCCTGTGCTTTCTCTTGTCGATCCTCGAGGAACTTATCTTCCTCTTTCTTAAGCAAATCTAAATCACGACGAGCTTTTTGCAATTTTTCGTTTTCCTCTGTTGCTTTTTTTGCTGTGTCGTAACCCATAGATTTTATTTTCCGGCCATATCAGCCTCATTAAGAACTTTGAGCAAATCCTCTTTCGTATCTCGAGTATTAAACCTTATCTCTCTTTTTCTCAATTCCTCAATAACCTGTCTTTTGGTTACTACAATTTCGTTCTTATCCTTAAATTGTTTTTGCATTTCTTCCGTCTTAGCTTTCATTATTTCTCCCTCTGATTGTTCCGCAGGAAGAGGTTTATCCTCCTTATCAAGAACAATTTTGCTTGTATAAGGTTTTAATGCTTCCTTAGTATAAAGATTATGAGTTGGACTATCCTTTTTCATTTTACCGTCCTTGATAGCCTTATCTCTAATCATTCTCATCGCAAGGTGCTTGGCTAACATAATTCCTACTGGATAGATAAAAGGAAGTGTTTCTCCTGCCTTTATATTATAAGGAACTCCTGAATAAGAATGGGTAAAATCCTTATCCGAGATGTTTTTAATTGTAACAACTGAATTATTTATTCGAGTCATTTTTTGTTCAAAGTCACTTTTCTTATTTACCATGATTTTAATTTATTACTACTAATTGGCTTTACTTCCCGACAGGAGAGCAAAGGTTTCCTCTTAGGAGTTCTTTTTCGGCTCTATGAGAGGTCCCTCTTGGGAGACCCCCCGAGAGCCGAGAAAGCGGTCTAAAGAAGGTTTACATCTATCATCGCTGCCTTATCGGCTGTTGCATTCGCTACTAAACAACGACCGAATGTTGAGATGTCATCAATAGTTTCTCCTGAAGCTGCAGTGATAACTTCTCCCTCTGTATTATCTCCCGGTGTACACAATTCGTTGGCTACCAAGGCTGCACCAGCTATTACTGTTCCGGGTCCTCTTTCAAGTACCCATCCGTAATAATCAGCTGTGAAAGCAACTTGTGCTACCCCAACTGGAACTTGGTGAAGTGTGGACACGGCAGTTTTCTCTACAAGGTGAGGTGTTACGATCACAATATCAGAATCAGCAACTGCAAGGTCTGTCCCTAAAGCATACTCTGTGAAGAGTCTTAAGGTGTCAGCACTGTTAGTTCTGATTTTGAAAAATTGACCCTCTCCTGTACCTGCATCTACTAAACCATATGCATTCGAATAATCTCCTGCTGTCCATCCTGCTGATGCCTCTGTGATAAGAGTGGTGTTTCCATCCCCATCATCTGCTGACGAAACTGTATCGACATCTACATTCGCTTTACGAGTTAATGCATGACCCAATGTCAGTGCCTCGTTAGCTTTAACATATCTCCACTGACGACCATCGGCTGTAATTGCTATATCGCCTAATTTCGCCATGGGGTATTGGCTCTCTTCGAGCACTTTTTGAAATGTTATTTCTCTCATGATTATTAATTTTACTAATGTCCAATAATGCGACCATCCCATCTTCGCCTATGTCAACCATAGCGATGAGATCCATTATTGGCTAATTTACTCTTGTCCTACTCTTAGAATTGCTCCGAAATCATAAGTCGTTACCGTTGCTGGTTCTCGCATGATATCAAGACAACCCCATTCGCCAGAATTTATAGAAAGTCCAGCATTGTATGTTGATGTCCCTATATCAAAACTTGCTCCAGAAACGAATGTAATCAATACATCAGTAGTTGTTGTTGCATTGAATACACACAACTCTGTCTTATCTCCTGCTGTTGGTAAGTATGATTCAGCGGTTGAAGAAGCAAATGGTGTAATCGTTAGAGTTCCAACATTAGGTGTCATAATAATACTTTCATATCCATCTATGTCTGCAAGAACCCAAGTATAGGTTGTGGCTGTCGTTGATGTTGAAAGAGGGCTACTATGAACCGTTCCTGCATTAAAGGTTGTTAAACCATCTAATGTCGTTGCTCCTGTTACTCCGAAAGTTCCACCAACAGTTTGATCTCCTGTATTCACAAAACCTACACCTGTTATAGTACTGGTTGTCTGAATTGGTAATTCGCTGTAATAACCCTGATTGAATTTAATGAAACTATCATAGTTTTCAATCAAATTGGTTCCAATCGCATAAAGTGATTGACCTCCTACGGCTATTCCTATCAAAAGGACAAGCCCTACGATCACAAGATTTTTACCTTTTAGAAATTTAAACATAATTCTTTATTTCAATTAGTTAATAAATTTCTATCCAGTTATGTCTTCCATTGAACCCAATCTCCTTGGATCTTCTGAAATCCAGTTACCGATGATGTACATGTGGCCGACTTCACCCGGTTGTACATTTGAATTACCCATACCGCTCCAGTTAAATCCTCTTGGTACTGGGATGTTCTGTGGTCCCTCTACTTTGCCTGTAATATTAATCTTCTCATACTTTGAGATGTTAATACCGTAGAAGTGAAAGAAGTTCTCATTCAAAATCTTGATTTCTCCTGAGGGACATTTTTCATCTTCTACTATAGGTGTTCCTCTATAAAATATAGAATCAAAACCTAATTCTCCCCCAAGAGCCCTCCGTGAAGCAACTTGCCCAGTTCGTGTTACTTGTGGGAATCCGTTAGCACTGTAATTCGCTGCAATTGTTGGTTGTAGCAAACCCTCGTATGCTGTCCATGAAGTTACATCGGCTAATGCTAGCCCCGGCTTCGATGACCCAACCTTTACTGTGTTCCATGCTGTACTCATGTCTGACAATGCTAATGTAGCGATATCTTCTACCAAATATCCAGCTAAAGTAGTGTAAGTAGCACGAGATTTTCCTCCGTAAGTAGCATAATTAGTTGCATCGTCAGCCGCATTCTCAAGAGAATCAAACTCATCTCCGGTTCCATCTCCTGTGTAGAAATCTGTCCCAACTGTATCAAGCATGTCCTGAGCCAGTGAGTCCATTTCTGTCGCTAACAACATTAATACTTGTTCCTCGCCCTTATTCAATTCTCCCTCGATGTCGTCGATTACAACAGGCATGTGTCGTCTTTTAGGGTTGAATAGCATTTTGGAACGAGTGTTTGACCTGTCTGTGTCGAGAGTACCTCCTAAACCAACAAGACCGCCAACTGTAGATTTCTGATATTTAAAGATTATCTCTTTTTGATATCCAGATCCCCAACTTTTGGCATTTCCCATTGTTCTAAGAACTCCGACATTCCCATTCAAGACAGTATCGTACACCTTAGGTACAATAGCAGTTCTTGTTAGGGTTTTCATTGTGTCAGTAAATTCCATGACAATTTAGTTAAATTAGATTACTGATGGTAATGATCGTGTATCAAATCTTCTGATGAACTTGCTCCGTGAATTTTCGCATAGTCGACACTATTACCTGCTCCCTCTCCCCCCGCTCCGGGTTTATTCACTGTATCAGTCCTTTTCTCCTTATTCTTAATGGCTGTTTGCCCTGCTTTTGCGATAGCCAATTGGTTCTCGTAATAAGAAGAGTACACAGACCTTAAGTCTTGGACATTCTTCAGTGGGAAGTGGTGTTTGTTCGCATAACCATAAAATTCTTTCTCCACAAATTCAGGATCAGCTTCTTTGACTTCTGCGATGAACCCATCAACAGCTTGCTCGGCAGTCCTTTTGGCTTGGTTTGATTCTTCAATCGTTCCCAAGGCCTTACGAGCACCGTATTCCGCTGCCTCTCTCATTCCCTTTTGAATATCTGCAGTCGTTTCTGGTTTCCATTCAGGTTTGAAAGATTCAGGTAAATCATCGTCCTTAGTATCAGTAATTTTTGGTTCGGCATCGATATTACCGAACTTTTGCTTATAATTACCTAATTCCGTTTTGGTTTTATTATGAGAACTTGCCTCACTTTGCCAATTCGACATTAAGTTGTTGATACGAAGTTCTTTAGGATCAGCATCGACTTTACCATCTTCACCGTCTTTGTTGTCCTCGTTGTTCTCGCTGTCCTTGTTCTCAAGAGTGGCATCCGCATCATTACCTGTCCCTTGATGTTCTTGGGAGTTCTGACCGTCGTTGTTAAGATCTTCTTCTATTTTCTTATCAACTTCAGTAGAGACCCCATTATTTTCTTCTAACATAATATTTAATTTACAATGTGACTTCCTTTCGGAGAGCCGAACTAAATTATAATTGTTTTAACTCTTCTTCTGTCAATTTTTCTACACTGGCTTGCCCACTAACAGGACTTAGCCATGGTTTCTTTTTGTTCAGGTCTTTCTCTCTTAAGAGCACACCATTTGACCTATCAATATGTGTACACTTTTCTTTCTTTACTGTTTCTACTTTCTTCTTTTTTACTACTTCTTTTTTCTTTACCATAATATTATTGTTGTGGCTTAACCGTCCTGTCGACCTTTTGGAACTGTTGCTTTAACTTCTGAAGAGTTGATTGTTGCTCCTCAGGTTCCATTTGTTGAAACTCAGGACTATTTACTAATTGCTCAATTCTCTTGCGAGCATCGGCAACACCTTGACCGTCAGGTTCAGGTGATTCCATTGGGTTCATTTGTGCTAATAATTTCTGTGCTTCCATAATTCTCTTAATATCTTCCTCATCTAAATCAATTATTGAAAATGGGTTAGTCTTAAACATCATGGCTCTTTTAGCCACCTCTTCAGGATTATCGTATCCACCAGTTGCCTTTAAGTATGTGACAAGGTCGATTACCCCCGCCTCCATGTCCTCTTTCGCTTTTTCTGATCTAAACATTTTATCCTCAGGTAATGATTGCCCGGGGATTATCTTGATTTCGATTCCGTCCTGTAAGTCATCTTGCATTAAGTCTATCGTTTTGATGGCTTTGTCAGCCCCTACTATTTTGACTAAATGTGATTCTGTGTATCGAACCTTAATAAGTTGAAACCACCAGTTATAAATTTCTTGGCCGAAGTAGTCCACTAAACTGATAACCTCATCTAATCGTGAGTATCCCTCTTCTCTCAAAATTGCTCGTCCTGTGGCTGTTTCGCTACCCTCCCCTGTACCTTTGAAAGTCCCTGTGGTGCCGAATATTTCGTCAATTTCGCCCCTTGAGTCTTGCATGTCATCGAATACCATTGTTGGTAGGGATTGCCCTGTTTCTCTCGTTACCCCCTGATTTACTCCGGGTCCGTACACTAACCCCTCAGGATCATAGTGAGCCCTGCGAGCATCGGCCAAGGTCATCGTAGTGATGTCAGTATCTACCTTTGTGATTCCGTTCATCTGATCAGAGTTATCGTCAATTTGTCTTTTTCTTTTATCTACTCCAATTTGAAGTGGTGTAACCATTTCAATCAATGAAGTTTCTCCAATAGGGCTGTCCTCCACCTCTAAAATTGTACCGAATATATATGGCTTTCTTGGTTTATTAAAATGGTTGTAGAGGTAACTTTCATATTGACCACCGTTTTCTTCTTCTCCACTTCTCTCTTCTTGTTTATCTTTGAACTTTGCAAACATTCTTCTTCTTCTTCTGCCGTTTAATTTAGGCAACCTTTCCCCATCCTTTTCTTGTATTTCACTAACCTCGGCCATTTCTTCAGGTGTAAGAAGTAACCCATCAAAGTCATAGAACGGATTTCTTTGTTTCTTAAGCACTAAATTCTTATACTCCCAAAACACTCCATCGCCTATCCACACTTCGTGATATGTTACCCCTACATTTGTTTCGATTGCATGTTCCTTGCTTATTCCTGTTTTCGATAGGATATCACTTTCTTTATCCGGGAATGTTTCAATCAATTGAAGTATTGTTTTGTCATCGATTACCTCTATTGCTATTTCTGACTCTTTTTCACATGTAGAATTTTTTGAAAATCTAACTTTTCTTGAGTCCACCACCTTGGCATCATAATCGTCTATCTCTTGGTTCCAAAATATTTTAATACACATTAATCTTGAAAATTGTAAAAACCTTAATCCTCTTTTGAGTGTTTTCTTGATTCCTCTTTCTTTATAACCATCTAAGAATACTGCTTGTAGACTCTCTGCAATTCCTTGTGCTTCCTCTGTTCCATTAGCAGGGATGATTCCGGGTTTAACTGGTCTTGCTGTAACTTTGTTGAGTTGACTCTCCGTTGCCAAAAATATCCTATTGTCCATTACCTTTGACCTCTTACGAGGAACTGAAGCCAACCAGTCAGGTTTGTTTGACCACATCTTTTTATTTTTTTTATATGTATCTTTAACAATCGCCCATAGTGGGGTAGTATCCTCAAATCTATTTTTGAAGATTTTTACCAACTGTTCATTTTTTGTTTCGTTTATTTTTATCATTTATTTTTTTGACTTTAAACAAAAAAGACCGCACCTAAAAAAAGCACGATCCCTTTTGTAACAAACACACAAAATTATCAACCTAATAATAACATACCATTGTTCTCTGTCAACACTCCTGTGTATAACTTATTGATTCCTCTCGTTCATGTATTCCTCTAAGTCCATTGTGAATTCTCCATCGGGTCCTTGGTTTATCAATTCGTTTGGTTTATCTCCTCTCGATGGGATAAAGTCTGCACTGCTTCCTCTTGACCTTGCTATGTAGTAATACACTGATGCATGCACCCAATGGTCTTGAGCATGTTCAGCATTCTTGTCCCACACGAACCTCGCTATCCCTTGATTGTTGATTTCTTTTTTCTTAACCATTACTTGCCAATGCTTGATGTAGGCTTCTAAAATATGAGGTTGCACATCGAACTGTATCCCTGCTGTAACTATCTCAGTAACTGTGGCATCTATCGTTCTGCTTCTGTCGGCATAGACTATCCCTGTGTTCTCTTTCTCTCCCCATTTTATTTTTATTTTCTTATCCTTGTCTGTCTTGTAAAAACATATCCACAGTTTTGGATATTTTATTCTAAACTCTTCCGCCCATGTTCTCTCAGGTCCTGCATCCATCACTACCAATGGGTTCCACTTCTCTATGAGCATTTCAAGTTCCATTCGACTCTTGAGTTTCCCTACGGTGTGAATACCGTCTGCATTTCCTATTACATAGTGTTTGGTTGATCCTATGTCAATCCCCATAAATTGTGGCCCTGTCTTAAGTGAATGAGGCACCCATGCTTCGATTATTCTTTGCCTAAAATCTTCCGTATCTCCCACCCCTACAGGTTCTCCTAAGATGAAGTTATAGAAATACATATCATCGGTTTCTATTTCCTCCTGTATCAAGTCACTCACGGGTACCCACGGGGCCATCATTTGACTGATGTGGTATCCACTGATTTCACTATCTTCATTCTCTCTTATCCATTTCCCTAATCTAATCGTCATCTCGTCCAAGTGTCCCCCGCACTGCATACATCGATACTCCTTTCTTTTATAGTCTACATGCTTGTACCAATTTATATTCTGCTCTAACCCACACTCAGGGCATTTCACATACCATTCTTTTTTGTCACTCATATTCCACAGGATATCCACACCACTGTTTTTGATGCTTGGGTTGGATAACTGCCATATCCCTCTGTAGTTTGACCTCTTAATTCTAGATTTGTATTCCGTAACTACCCCGAGGTCTGACCTATCTATCTCATCGTGTACCAATACATCAGCGGTTGTCATAATCGCTGCGGTCTTTGACCTCGTTCCTTTGAAATGCCAAAACCTATCATACATTTCTTTCAACCCAACATTATCTTTTTGAAGTTCTTTTTGGAGAACTGGGTTTGCCATCATTATCTTATCTGTCTTGGTTGGTACGAACTCCTCCACATCACTATCTGATGGGAGAGTGTAAATGATATTCCATCCCCATTCTTTCATTGCAAAAGGTACTTTGATGTTCATCATTACTGACACCCCTATCTGTGAGCATTTCTTGTAAACTTGGTACTGTGAAAAATCAGCATAAGGATCGAATAAGAACATATGATCCTGAAAGGTTAACCTCTCTCCCTTTTCGTTTACTATATTATTTGAGTTCATCCATTCGTGGATGCCTAAACTTTTTGGTTGTGGTTTCATATCAATTTTTTTATTATCTCTCTAACTACATTTACAGTTACGGCATTTCCTGCCATTTTATATTTTTGTGTATCTGATATTTCTTTTCCATCTGCTCCGACATCACACCAATGGTCAGGAAATCCTTGAAGTCGCATACACTCTGTGGGAGTTAATCTTCTTATAGAATATCCATCATCAACGATAGAGTGTTGTTGTCCCCCTGTTAGAGTAGTGAGTGTTGGAGAGATTCCTTCTTTTTGATAAACCCTATTAGCCATATCAAATTTATTATCTCTAATTTCAAACTCTGTTATTGATTTATCAAACTCATCTGTTTTAATTCCTAAAAGTTCTTTTAATTCAAACCAAACTTCTGCTTCAGGAATAGCAAAACAATTATCTTTTCTAAACCAATGTTCTACAGTAGTTTTCTTAACATTTAATTTTTCTGCAATTTCTCTAATGGGTTTTCTATTTTCTCTTAAAACTGTTTTTAGTTTTTCTATGTTTACAATATGTTTTCTTACTTTTACTTTACCTACTACTTTCTTTACAACTAAATATCCTTGTTTACTTGTTCTTGTATTACAAGTTCCTAAAGTTCCACAAGTTTTCTCCATTTTTCTTTTGTTGTATTGGTTATAAACAAGTTGTCTTCTTCCTTTTTTAAGTGTATTTGTTCCTTTGTGGTAATTAGCATCTAAACAATAACTTACATCTGTTCCAGTTCTCCGATTATCTTCTTCTGATTGTTCTCCGAAAGGAAATACTTCTGGTCTACTTGTTCCTCTAAGATAGAACTTAGCGAAGTCGTAACATTGATACCTTGTGGGAAGTTGAATGCTATCATTTTTATTTTTGGATTGCATAATAATTTATTTTTTAATTTGTCTATTGATTTTGCCATATTGATTATTACCTGTTGAAAATTTACGACTATGTTCTGATTTTGAATAGATTTCTAAATTTTCAATTCTATTATCTGTTTTGTTATGGTTGATATGATGTAAATCGTGTCCTTTTGGTATGTATCCTTTATAGAATTTCCAAACATCTCTGTGCATTAAAGTTCTTCTACTATCTGTTCTCGCATAATATCCGTTATTTCTTAATGTATATTTGTTTCCATTAAAAGTTTGAAATGGTAATTGTTTTTTACTCCTTAACTTAAAATTTCTTCTTTTAAAACCAAGATGAACTGATTGTCTTGTCATTCCAAACATTTTACCTACTTGTTCAAGAGAAAACCCATTTTTATATTGCTCATACATCTCTTTATATAATTCATTTTTCATACATCTATTCTATCAAAATATCTGACACTTGTCAAGCAAATCTAATCTCATTCCTATTATAAAAACTCTTTCACGGTTCTGTGGAACACCAAAGTTTTTAGAATTTAAAATTTCAAAATCGATTGCATATCCACACCCACACAATTCTTCACATATTCTTTCCATAGACTTACCTCCATTGTGGGAGAGAAGTCCTTTAACATTTTCAAATAGGAAGAATTTTGGTTGCTTTGCTTTAAGTATTTTAGTGCATTGAAACCACATATTCCCTCTTTCATCATCAAAACCCCCTCTTTTTCCTGCGATACTCCAAGATTGGCAAGGTACTCCTCCAACAAGGAGGTCAAAATCTGGTAATTCTTTTTCGTTGATTTTTGTGATGTCGCCATATTCTTTGTGATTAAAGTGCTTTTTATAAGTCTGGACTGCATATTTGTCGATTTCAGAGAATCCGATACATTCTCCTCTATCTCCTATTCCTAGTTCGAAACCTCCGATACCAGAGAACAATGATAAATATTTTAATTGTTTCATACCGGCCTGTCGGAATCGAACCGACTTGATAGGATAATATGAAAGAACCTATCCCATTGGCCGAAGTCAGCAGTGGTCGACAAAACTGACTTTACTTTTAGTTCCCTTTTCGATCAGGAACCTGTTCTCTCTTATTGGTTATTAATTTCCGACCTTTAATTCCCTCATAATGTCATCCTCTTCATCTTTTTGGGCGAGAGTTTTCCCTAAAAGCCCCATCTCAGCATATTTATTGTGTAGCTGTTCGTGTTTTTCTTGGTGTTTCTTGTAGTAATGTTCGAACGGGTCCCCATACTGCGATTGGAATCCATATTGTCCGGGTTGTAGCATATCTACAGCCCCTCGCCCTCTCATCTCCTTAACCTTATTGCTTTGGTTGTAATAAGGATCCAATATCTTGCCAGTTATGTGCCTATACACAAGTTGTCCACAGACAGGACAGAAACTGTGCCACGATCCTACTTCGTATGCTTCTATCCATATCTTATAA